CTAAGATCAGCTTCTGTAAGATCAGCTTCTGTAAGATTAGCTTCTGTAAGATTAGCCCATCTAAGATCAGCTTTTGTAAGATTAGCTTTTGTAAGAAAAGCCCATCTGAGATCAGCTTCTGTAAGATTAGCTTTTGTAAGATTAGCTTCTGTAAGATTAGCCTTTCTAAGATCAGCTTTTGTAAGATTAGCTTTTGTAAGAAAAGCCCATCTAAGATCTGCTCCTCTAAGATCTGCTTCTATAAGATTAGCCAGTCTAAGATTAGCTTCTATAAGATTAGCTTCTGTAAGATTAGCTTCTGTAAGATTAGCTCCTCTAAGATCTGCTTCTGTAAGATCTGCTCCTCTAAGATCTGCTTCTATAAGATTAGCCCGTTCGCCGTCTTCAGCGCCTTTAAGCCATTTACTATGTTTTTCAAGTATTATTTTAAGCTCTTCATTGGTTATGTTTTTCATAATTACATCTCCTCTTTAAAATATAAAAGAGCCCGTATTATTTACGAGCCCTTTCAATTGTCCAGAACTTTTTACAATTCTGTTTGTAATTTTGTTTTAACAGCTTATTTATATCTTTTTTAAGTCCGTGTACTTTTAACATATTAATTTCTATATACAATTCATATTCGGTATAGCGATCACTCGAATATGTTAAGAACTTACGCTCTTTCAATTCGCAATAGCCACAATACTTAACAAAATTTTCAATATAGAAATTCGTCAATGGCACCCGCGACTTAATAATATATTTAGCCATTGGTCATCACCTCCATTATAAGAGATGTTATTCGTGCTTTATAAATAATGATACCTCGTCTTTATTTAATAAGGATTCAGGTTCGGAATATAGTTTGAACGACATACGTCCTTGCTCTTCTCCTTCTGGAGGTTTAATAGCTATCTCACCAGCGTATCCTATACTGTTCGACTTTAATCCACATTTCTTAGCTATAAATATAACTACTGCAGGCCATCCGTACATGCAAAATATAAACATTACAGAAAACCAAATAGCTTTAAGAATGTCATTCCTGAATATTCCGAATGCCATAGAGATCATCATAGATATGCGTATAAGAGTTCTTAGAAATTTCATAAGCTAAACTCCTTATCTAAATATAATTTACTTGGTGTTGCGTTTTTCTGTTTTTGATACTTACCATCATAAGGGTTCATAGCTGTTTCATTAAGTTCGTGAAACACTATCTGACAAATACGCATTCCGGGTTTAAGATGTATATTATGATCAGATGCATTAAACAATTCAAGCGTTATTTGACCTTCAAAACCCGGATCAATAAGTCCGGCATTATGAATAAATAATCCGGTCCTTCCGACAGAACTTCTTCCTTCTACGAATGCACAAATATCATTTGGGATTTTAACATATTCAAGAGTTGTTGCTAATATAAATCCTTTTGGTGGGATCTTTATCAGTTCTTTGTCAGTTATCAATATAGGTGGAAGATTTCTATCACAAATATAACTTCTACCGAGTTTAAGATCATATGACGCTGGCTGTATACCATCAGCATAACAATATCCGTTATCGATTTCGTTTCTTTCGACGTAAATAAGATCTTTCTTAAATATAAGATCCATAATTGTTTTATCATTTAATATCATAATTATGCCTCCTCAAAGTATTTCTTAAGTTGTTTAAGTTGCCATTCTTTCTTGTGTAATATTTCTTGTAATATCATCTTAACAAGACTTTCTGGTACGTTTATGATTGAATTTTCAAATATTGTAAGTCTAGTCGTATATGATATACCGTTAATAAGACACTTGTTGATCTGCTTGATCTCATGTTCGAGATTGGAGATGTTACGCCTAACATTATTAATTTTACTGAGCTTATCGTCAGTCATAAATATAACTCCTTTCAGAGCCTTAGTTACCCCATTGAGATAACCAAGGCTCATCGCATAATGATTTTTCATATTCGCTTAGCTCTTCGTCCCATCGAACTCTAGTCACGAAAGTAACCGACAACATTCGGATGAGGTTCATAACTAATTACTATGCATGGCTCCCCAGACTCTGTGACCTGAGCTGAGATACGCTCCTCAAATTTTCCACCGTCATAGTCCATATGCCATCCAATCTCATCACCCATTGTTATTGACGGAATACCTATTTCAGCATAGAGATCATTCAAAGTAACATATGTCTCATCTGGGATACGTCTATTCACGGTGTTTACTGCTCTTCTGATTGTCTCTATATCGGATTCAAAATACCTTCCGCTATAATCGTCAAACATCAATACTTTATTTTTTGATCCAGTTACGATTATTTTATTCGGATCAATAGGCTTGCTATCAATATGCTCTTTCTTAATGCTATCCTTAATTTCGGTCACTTTTTTTTCTCCGATCTTCTCAATGGCCTTCTTCTGGAATTCATTAAGTGCGGCATTTGATGTTGTGAGGGCTGCGGCAAGTACAGCTTGCTTCTTTTTGTCAAGCAAATGAGAACCTATTACACAAGCACTTGATAATACAATAAGCAAAATACTTGGCCAATACGCCTTTATGATAGGTCTAACGTATTCGGTCTTCTTAAGTTCTTCGCCTTTATCTTCTTTCATCTCCTCGATAAGAAGATCGTATTTTGCCTTTGACTTAGAAGCAAATATAACCGCGGATATCGTGCTAGCGATTGATGCAGCGATCAAGATTTTAGAGCCGTGTGAATTTAACAAACGTGCTCCCATTTTTGTAAGTTTACCCATGATCAGGTACCTCCTTAAATATAATAAATTTTAAAAAGAGATGGGTCGGATTTTAACCGACACCCTCTTGCAGATCTTGCAAGTGTTCTACTAGATGAACTTCCATCTCATAATAGATTATGTTTTTTACGCTAAACCAGATCCTCTGAATAAATATACAGTCATGGGAACCCCTTTGAATACATCTTCGATTACTTCTTTTAATTCGTCCTCCGAAATATAAGGGGCTAAACCATCCATACAAATCTGAATTGAGTAATATTTATCCGATAAGTAAATTTCTTTGAGAATATAATTCTTCATTCTTAAAAGAGAATTAATTACGGATATCTTGGTTACAAAATCATTAATTGATGGACACACAACAAGACCATAAGATTTAAGCGATCTAACATTCATTTTGAGGCAGTCCCCTTCTCTTTTATTGAATGCGTATACGTCGCTATAATATCTGTAAAGTTCCTTAAATCGTTTACGAACATCATACTTTTGATCTATATGCTTGTAAAATGTAGATTTGGATTTAAAATCTGCTGGCATAAAATAAGCAACCGGAATATCAATCGTGAATTTATCCTTCTGTTCGATCTTCATTATTATCACTCCTTATCATTTCTAATATTTTTTGCCCATCTATGAATTCTTTGTCATCAAATAAACCCATATCAATTCTTTGCTTTTCATAAATATCAGCTGGGTTTATTGTTTTTCTGTTATTAAATATTTCGGCCATCTTAGCAATACGTTCAAGAGGACTTGGATTTGATCGTCTAAGCCTCTCTTTAAACGTATCTGCTTCTGTAAGAGTGTATTTATTGATTCTCTGTCTTCTTCGTTTCATAAATATCACCTCACTGGAACATCAATTGAGTCATCATAGAATGCTACGTCAACCGCACGATGCATCTTCTTGAGAATATCATTCTTTGCATTAACGGCTTTGTCAGTAGCATAGCTTTTGAGTCGAGTTGTTGACGTTTTGGTTAAGTTTTTAACAAGCTTTTTAACTTGCTTCGAGAATATAACTCCAGCAGCGAATGCAACTATTACCCTTGTATCAATTTTGATTGTCATATCAAACCATTCTCCAATCTATAGTATTCTTTTTTAGCATCGAGAGCTATCTGTAAATATCCTTGCATACCAACAATAGCATCGTAATCGGGTATTTTACCTGCACTTTGAAGAAGACTTATCGCTTCTATTGAATCATAGCAAGTTTTTATAGTTTCGTTAAGATCGTTCATATAATCTATTTTGTTAGCGTATGACATAATTACATCTCCTCTATAACATTATACCTTATATCAATACCAGTGAATTTACTTAAATAATGTAATGATTTTAAGTCTTCTTTATGCACTTCACAACCGATCCAATTATCTTCGGTATTAAATACGGTTACGGTTTTTAATCCATTGCTTATTTTTATGACTGGTTTTTTTAATTCCGGATCTAAAGCACGTTCATAAGTAAGACCCATTTTCGCTGTATCAAACCATTCATCATCAAAAAATGTATGAATTAAAATGTTTTTAGCTCCTATTAATCTCATAATTACATCTCCTCTTAATTTTTAAAAGACAATGGGATCTGCTACTAATATAAGCAACAGACCCCAAAAGTCTTATTCTTCGGTTTCGGTTTCCTCTTTCACTTCTTCTCCAACGAGGGTTTTAATTTCTTCATCGTCGATCTCATCAAGATTTTCCGGCGTTGCATCGTATGAGTTATCATCCCAGTCATTGCCGTTCCAAGTCTTCGACGCTATGTCTCCAAACTTGCCAGCAGCAATAGTTGTTATACCCATGCCGATGATTGCACCAGCCGTCTTTAAAATTGTTTTGATCTTCATAGTTGAAGTCCTCCTTAAAAAATAATTTTTTGGACAACCGTCCTATTATGTAAAGTGTTTTTTATAATAAAAGACAATAGCCAGCGTTATGCTGACTATGTCCTTAGTCTTAGTCCTTAAATTTTGAAAGTTGCGTATTTGTATTTTATGTCATACTGTTTCAAAATTTTCTTACACTTATTAACCTGATTGGTAACATAGCTTTTATCGTTTGTTGTTTCATTCACCCAAAATCCAACACAACATACGTCACCGTATAATGTAGGATTTCCGCTAGAACAACTACATTCGATAGCAGCCATTGCTTTTGCAGCTCCAAACTGATTAACGTTGAAAATTATGAAATCTTTGTATTTGTTGGTCATAACAAATACCTCCTTAAAATTTATTTAGGGTCTAAGCCCTCTATTATAAGAAATGTTTTTTACAACAAAATAATAGGCGGAGTGGTTACCGCCTTTAATTTCGAGATTACTTGACATTAATATTAAATCTTTGTCTGTTTTTCTTTTTTCGTCTGTTAATTTTACGATTTTTATTCTTTTTCTTTTCCTCCTGAATAAAATCGAAAATATAACAACAAACTATAATCATAAAACATATACTTAATATAGTTGTCATATTATCATCTCCTTTCTATTATGTAAAGTGTTTTTTAGAATAAAAGAAAAGGGGCAATGCCCCAATTCAGATCAGTCCTCCTCTGAATATAATATTTTATAGTGTTCCTTGTATTCGTTCTTGAGCATCTCTTTTTCGTAGTGCAGACACATACCGGATATTCCGGCAAATAGTAATGATGCAATATATGAGCCCTTTTTATTCGACTTATATGCATAAAATGCATTAAGCGAATTAGAAATAAGGCCTATAGTATTAATTACTACACCTGCTTCATGTCTTACTGTCGATTTAAGATTCATCATGCGAATCTCCTCCTTATAAAAATATAATATTTTTGGACAACAGTCCTATTATGTAAAGTGTTTTTTAAAATAAAAGAAAGGTGGAATGGTTACCACCTTTTTTGAGTCTTAGTCTTCATCATAAGTTACGTCTTCCGTTATGATTTCTTCATCAGCTTCGACATTTCCGGAACAAATAGATCTATTTGAAATTTTCGTAGAAACAAGCAAATATGCACCATAAATTACGCCAATAATAGCATAAAATATAAATACAAATTTACCTCCTTCTTTAACAAATTCCCAATAGGTCATCTGTCCGATTGTCTTCTTTTCTTTGATTGTTGTTTTCATAATGAAAACCTCCTTATAAAATTTATTTAGGGTACTAAGCCCTCTATTATAAGAAATGTTTTATTCAACAAAGTTTGATACCCTCTGTTAAATATAACATTGGGTATCGCCCTTTAATTACTTCTTGTTCTTATCGGCATAAGCCCAGATTAAAACGCCGATAAATATGAAAGCTATTCCAACTATCATTTTTATTTACCTCCTTCTTGAGTTTATTATGACTCTGAACAAGAGTCCTATTATAGGAGATGTTTTATTCGATAAAACAGAAAGAAGGCGTTTTTAATTAATATTCTTCTATTTCAAAACGTCTTATGTTTTCTAAAGGATAACAAATTATCACTTTATTAACTTTTATTTTTAATACCCCATCTTCGATTTCGTATTCGACATCGTCAAAACGCGGATTATTTAAAAATTGTTCTTTATAAAATGTTACATAATAAACATAAATTCTTTTTGCTTTTTTCATAAAAAATACCTCCTTATTTTTAACGCCTTCTTTCTATTATAGGAGATGTTTTATTTGATAAAAGAGATAGCACATGTTTCCATGGCTATCCCATTTTTTCAGAAGATTTTGTGAAATACGTTTAATAGATGTTCTTCAATTTTTAATTTTTCAACTATACAAAATATTGTTTTATTTTGCCTTTTAGTGAAATTTTCAACGATTTCCATTAAATTAAACATCTCAATCACCTCCTTCATAATGGAAGTGTTTTATTTAAACAAAAAAGAGGCAACGTGTACCTCCTATATAAATATACCTCCTTTAAAATATATTATTTATGAAATTTTCAAACACAATAGTTAATACATCAATAACGTTGTGACTATCAGAATGCATTATTGCATCTGACGTTGCCATACTAGCTTTTGTTGATAAATAAATAACTAATAAATTAAATCTTCCTAACATAATATCACCTCTTAAAGTCTTAGGTTTATATCTTCTATTATAATAAATGTTTTTTACACTGAAAAAAAAGAGATAGCGTTTTATATACATACGCTAAGAACGTAGTTAACTACTTAATTAATCAACCGGTTAGTTAACGGTCAAGCACCCTTTGCAATTTACGTTCCGAATGGTACACTATATCTCGTGCAGGATTTCCTTACGTGTAGTATATTCTTGGGACAGGGGTCTTATGTCCTCTATAAAATTACGTCTAATATAGATTCAAGTTGAACACCTCATTACCCCATCAACTCCTGTATTCTCACCAGTTAAGCCTACAGTGTATACTGTATATAGGTTTTTATATTATTGCTTAACAACCATTTCTCCTATTATAATAAATGTTTTTACGCTAAAAAGAATAGAACGTGCTTGTACGCACAATTCTATTCTCTTGTGAGATTAATTCAAGTTTATTTTTGGTATAAGCGACAATATTTTTTTATTCGGAATTACGGTCTTGAAGTTTTCCAAATAATATGTAAGAATCATCAAACTGCCAACAGTAGCTCCTTTAACAAGAATCTCTTTGAACTTAGATTTGTCTATTATGGGTCTAAGTTCCTCAAGTTCTTTAATGAGCATTTCGTGACGATCTTTGTCCTTGCATGTTGTGAGTTCATCAAGAATCGCATTCATCCTGAGTATTGCCTGCTTCTTATTCAACTTTACTCCCATTTTTCTCACCTCCTCACAATAGAGCGTGTTATTTAAGCGCAATAACAGGTTCGTCTCCTAAATACATATTAATAACTCTTTGATTACCAATATAATAGTTTGACGTTTGCGGTGAAGGAGCATTAGGAACACCTAGCATAAGACCAACATAAGGCCTTCCATTGTTAATATTGGGATTTATTCTCCAAAAAGTAAATGGAGAATCGCCATGAAATGGTGCATTAGGAACCGGTACTGAATCGGTATTTACGGGTTTATTATTTTGCATAATCCACGCCATAATATCACCTCATAACTGAATCGGGAATCCAATAGCAGCAAGATCTGACGCACTAGAAAGAGTTGCTGTTGTAACTCCTATAAACTTAGAACTACTATAATAGCCTTTAAATACATCAGTATTTACCAACATCGCCGACATTGTTGTCTTATAATCCAAACTTGTAGTAGTATCATCGGCAGCAAGTTCTATTATACAATATTCGGATCCGTCTGTAAATCCCAACGTATATCTTAATTCACAATCTCCTGTAAAATAGCAATTTTTAGCTTGTACCCAAGTTTGACCAGTATAATAACCATCGCTAAGAATATGTAATTCAACACGACAATATTCTAATAAGGCACCATTTTCGTTTGTTCCCCAATTAAATAAATTAACATTTTTACTTATTGTTACGTTAAAAGAACAACTGATGTAATCTGATTCTATATTTCCTCCAAAATCATTATTTTGACCAAACATTTTAATTGTGCTATTGTTTACATTTTTTACTTGACCTGAAAATAAACATTTTGCATAAGATACTGGGTAAGATTCGTATACAAAAAATACATTTTCGGCATTAATATTTATAAAAGCTATATTTGATATAGAAACTTTTGTCGGCCATAATACGTTTCCGCTTGAATCTTTTCCGTCAACATTAAATAAATTTACCGAAGACCCAGACAAATTAATTATTGTTGCGCCATTACCGTTTATACTTGCACAGTTTATAGTAATAGTAGTATCTACGCCACTTGGAAATCCGCCATCAGTAGAATTAGCATCTAACGTAAAACGATTTTCATATAAATTTGGAAGGTCTTCATTTTGAACATTAGTCTGTACAATACCATTCGCATCTAAATATAATTTATCCGGATTAACGGTTCTATCGGAAGTTTTATGAAGATCTTTTTTAAGTTCAACATATACTCCATTAGTGGCGACGGCAGTCTTAAATTCATTCCAGTTTTCCACTATAATAGGATCGTTCTGATCGCCAGTAGCCATTATTCACCGACCTCCTCTTCTTCCTCTTCAACAATGACATAAAGAGTATTAGGATCATGTGTTTCCATCTCATCATACTCTTCCTGAGTGCATTTTAGCCAGTTAAGACCTGATCCACCGCCTCCGCCATTTTGATCAATATATTCGAAGTTCTCGTATATGGCTTCTCTTATCTGAGATCCATATCTATTTGTTTTAATAGTATCGACATTATTTAAGAACTCTTCGTGCGTCATAGACATAGATTATTCCTCCTCTTCTTCGTGTTGTCCGACTATGAGACCGTTTTCGACATCCCAATCATCGCCATCGATCGTTATAGTGCCAGTATAGTAACCAGATATTTGTTCCGGCGCTTCATCTCTTACTAAAAGACCTTTACAGAATTTTAGAGTACAATTTGGTAAATTAACAATATAACAAGGGATTGAACGTCCGCCAGATCCAGTTATTGTTCCATTACTAGCAGTTCCGCCAAGAGTTTTTAAAGTCATATCACCATGGTCAAGAACTTTAACATTATCTTGAATCGTTTGTCCATTTCTTATTCTTTTTCTTTGTCCATCAGTTTCTATAACTTCGCCTATCATTATATCGTCACATTCCAGGCAAGTCACTCTAGATCTCAAAACAGTCCAGTTTCTGTCTTGCCCATCATACATATGCGGTAAAAGAGACATTAACATCAATGGTTTATTATATTGCGAAGGGTTTTCATCATAGGCTTCATATGCGTCGGAAGTTATTTCTGTATGAGAAGTTGTTGATAATGGATTTAATAAAATATAATCACCATTAACCAAACTAGACATTAATTTTCCAGTCGTTATCATATCTGCTACAATCTGACCATCCATTGTTATAGCTGTTGATGGACTTGCTTGACCATAGAATCCTTCTGGATAATACGCAAGACCGCCACTGTTCCAATACCATTCTCCATGATCGGAACCAGATTGAGTCCAGTCTTTATTTTGAGATATAACAATAGCATCTGAATGACCATCCTGTCCCTGTACAATAGTTACATAACCAGATATGGCTCCTTTAATGAGTTGATTGGCATTGTTTTTAGCGGCCTGAAGCATTGTTTCTTCCGTTGGCAATGACTTGATCATATTATAGAATTCTTCATTAGCTCTTTGCCCTGCGCCGGTAAGCGACATATCCTCAGTTATACCTATATTATATGAAGACTTTTCAGGCTCATCAAGAGGTATTTTCATTTCCATAATTGGAAAATATCTATCGAGATTATGAGGGTCGGATATAACTTCAACGTCAAAGTAAATATCAAAGTCGTCGGTATCAACACCTAACAAATTTAAATCTACAGCAGACATTTCCATTGTCAATGAATCGAACTGATTTACTCTAAGATAGTTTACAGCAAGGGTCTTCATTTGATTCATAGCCGGAGCAACATATACCGTCCAAGTTAATATATTATCTTGAGCAAGGTCTAAAACGTACATGACGTTTTCATATATAGCTCGATCATATCTAACCGCCGTTACTGATTCAGTTTGACCAACAATAGACAAAGTAGTTTGATGCGTATATGCTCTTATATTAGTCATTGTAACGCCAATATAATTTGTATTATCCTCGGTAGTCTCTACTTCAAGCATTGCCTCACGCCAACCGTAGTTATTTACGCCGTCGACGTTATAAGCATAAGGAGCTTCATTAGGATGCTGTACTCCATCCTGAGTCCAAGCCCCCATTCCAGATAAATCGTAGTATGCTTCGCTATCATCAGCGGTCTCTTTTTTGGACCCTCTCACTGTTACGGCGGTTATAATCTTAGATAAATCATAGGATCTTGTAAAATCAAGTAAGTTAGTACCAAATATAATTTGCTGATCTATTACTTGATTAAAATAACGACCCCTGTTCTCGATATAAGCCCACCATAAATGTCCATCGTATATATGTTTCTTGCTATCTTCTGTGGTAACAAGATCATTAGCAACGGCAGTTACTGTCGAACCATTTATCACGACCGAAGGACTCGTAGTAGTACCATCAGTTATTGCGGTCGTTGTTGTTCCAAGATCATTAGGTTTTGTGCTCTGAAATCCTCTTTCGAAATCGAGATATTTAACTTTTCCAAGTCCTCCGCCTCTGTCGTCCCAAGTAATTTTAGGATATACATTAAAGTCCTTAGCTATCTTGTTTACTATTTCGAGAACCGTCTCGCCTTTAAATTCATACGAATTCTGATCCGTGGTTCCGAACGGCCAATAACCCATAAATATCCTTTTATCATAAGGACCAAAGAAACGAGTTTTATCATTATCATCATAACCGTTTTTTATATTATGAAAATCGAGCATGTATTTAATGATTTGACGATATGATTTATTAGAAAGATTCTGATATCCCATAACTGTATCATTTAAATACGTTAACTCACCTTCACAAGTTAAAGCCTTCTGATTATAGAAATCTTCTTTATCAGAATATATTCGTCCCCTCCATATTTCTTTATCATTTTTGAGACAGAATATCTCGCTTGATTCTTTATTAATATTACTGTATCCAATATTTGTAGGAGGGAGGGTCAGTGTTAGTGACCCAGCGCAACCTACTTTTTTATTTAGAGAGGGCGATATAACTTTGTATTCTGGATTAGGTATCGAATCGTCATAAAAACAAGTATTCGATACTACCCCAGAATTAGCATCTCGTGTAGTATAATATAAAGTATACATTATAACCTCCCAGGAATATAACAGAATGAGATTGTACCATGACCTTTAGCATACATAGAAATGGTATAATCTTCAGTTCCATTTTTTGTGTAGTCTCCATACTGTAACTTAGACAATATAATTGATGCATCTACCTGATTTAGCTTACCGCTTCCATCGACGTCAGATACACAATTCTGTCTATAATTAAATGTTGGATGACCTTCGTTTATTCTTGATATCTCTTGAAGTATTTCGCTTGCGTCAACGGCGTTTATCTTTCCATCTCCATTAACATCACCCATAAGCCAATTCGTATCTTTATAATATACTGGAAAGTATTCATTAAGACAAATACCACCAAATATAATACCTCGATTCGTATTGTCTCCATCTTCAAGATGAACTGTAACCTCTGGCTTTCCAAGAGACTTATTTTGAAATTTAAGATCTATGCCATTGCTGTCTGTTGATGTAACTTTTATGAGAGGCACTACTGGCTCGGTTCCGAACAGGGAATACCATTCCTCTATAGATTTAGTTTTAATCCTTATTTGAGTATATTCATCAGAATTCACAGTTATTCCAGTAAATATAATATCGGGAATTATACCGTCTATAAAGTCAAAGCTATCCCATAGCCAATCTTCGTAGTTACTTGATACAACTGAGCTACGTTTATATGGATAAACATTATATTCGATTTGAATCGTTGTATAATTTGATTCGGAAGTTATGGAAGACACATGAAATCTACCTTTATAATACCAAGACTGGTCATCTTCGAGTATACAACAAAGATCTTTTCCTTGTATCCAGTCCATAACGTCCGAATAAGTATCAGACCAGCTCTTTTTTGTATGGTCTAGATCGATCATGAATTCCCAACTACCAGTACGATTTTGATAAACTGGATAGCCAGTCAGAGATGTAGAAAAGTCTAACTGGCCATTAGATCCGGGAATATCAACATATTTGGTTTTTGGTTCGGGTGGCTTGATATCAGGTCTTGATGTCGGAACAAGAGCCCAATCATCATAAGTATTACGAGTATAAGGACTTTTTGTATCAGAAGAAGATATAATATCCTCATATCTCATAAATGTGACTGAATGATACATTAAACACCCCTGCCTTTCATAGATGATCTTTCGCCGAGAGCAGCATCCATAGGCCCAACTAATGAACCAACAAGCGCTCCAGAATCAAGCTGTATTTTAATTTCTGAAATATAACTTCTTAATGAAGATAGTTCGTTATAAATGTCATTTGTCCTAGATAAAATATCTTTCTGGTTCTTATCCATCTGATCAGATACGTCCATAGTCATAGAATTTGTAAAGTCGGTATTATCGAGAGATACCGTTCCAGATAAATCCTTAGAATAATCATCCATATTAAATGATTTATTTAGCTCATCCATATTGATAACTTCACCGGTATCAATTGAATCAGATGCTATATCAGAGAAATTCAATTTGTCTTTAAGAGAATCGAAACTCAATGACGAACCAAATTTTTCAGACATACTATTACCAAGATTTTCTATACTATCGAGAAGAGACGGCTTATTATCTTCTACAGAATTTAAAGCGCCTTCAGCAAAGTAATCAACGCCCTCTGCTGCTTTATACGAAGGAGAAGCAACTCCAAGACCGTTGTTAAATGCTTTACTGCAAATATCACCAAGTTCTTTGAATGTCTTCTCGAATTCCGGTTTCTTTCCGTTAGCATTAGCAATATTGGCATTATACCAAGCTTCGAATGCTTCTTCTATACCAGCATAAGTAGATCCGATTTGATCTGCATACTCTGATTTTCTAAAATCTTGTTTATATTTTCCATAATACTGTTCATAAATAGATTTAGTTTCTTCTTTACCGCTACTAAGATTTTTTGCATATTTTCTAATTTTACCAAATATTTTATTACCGACGAGAGAAACTGGATTCATACCACTAACTATCATATTTATAATATCTAATCCTATTTCGGACCAGTTTATTTTTTCGACAATATCATGGAATATATCATATAGATCTTCTCCGATATTAGATAAGTAGTCGTATATAGCAGTTCCTTCATACCACGATAATATACCATTTAAAACTTCTTTGATAATTAGAACGCCTATTTCAAAGAATTGATGTACTAATTCTAGTAACACTGCAAATATAACGGCTACAAGGTTCGTTATTGATTCAGTAAGGTCTTTGAAATTCTCTTCGTCGGAAAGCCACGTTGATACTGCATTGAATACCGCTATAATAGCCCGCAATAATGAATCGACTATTGTAAGAGCATGAGTTTCTACACCCTCGCATATTCTTACAAATATGAGGACAAGAGCATTAATGAACGGTTCTATGTTTTCGGCAATTTTATTAAACGCAATGGCTAATGCTTGAACTAAATATCCAACGAGCATAGGAACTGCTGCTACTATTGCGGAAAGGAGTCTTTCGATGCCATCGAGAAGTCCAACTAAGAGTTCTGTTATGAAGTTTGCTATTTCACGTCCGAGTACTCCGAGTTTGATATTGTCATAGTCTATTTTGCTAAGAAGCCATAATGCGGCAGATAATAGAGCTATACCAGCGCCTATTAAAGCTATTGCATTTCCAAAAGACATAAAGGCCGCACCGAGTTTTATAAGACCATTACCAACTGATTCAAATTTTCCAGATAAGAAAGCAGCCACTATTATAACAGCCATCAATCCAGCCATAGCTTTAACTGCATTTTTTAAATCTTCATATGGTAATTTTGATAACGCAAATAAAGAAGCGGTCATAACAGCTATAACCGCCGCTATAGCACTTAAAGCTAATACTTCATTCCTATATCCTTCGATATTATGCATTAAAACTGCAAAAGCCACAAGAACTATACCAAGACAGGCAGCTGCCGCTAATAGATTCTTCCAGTTTATAGGAGCTAAAAGAAGCAAAGCTCCAGCTATAACAATAATATCGAGAGCAATGGCAGTTAATGCTTTAGCTATTTCATCTTTGTCTTTTGGCATAAGCCACATGGCACCTATCATCAAAGCTAAACATAATGCCACGGAAGCAAGACCCTTACCTATTATAGACCAAGGAATTATACCAAGCGTTAATAATGGTATTGTAAGCATTTGAATAGCAAACGCTATTTCCATAAGAGCTAGACCAGCAGCGAGTATTGATCTGGCTGGAACTACTATCATCAATCCAGCTATAGCTCCGAAGGCTAAGGATAAAGCAAGAAGTATTGATCCAAGAACTAGTACACCCTGCTTAATTTTCTCGGTTGGAATTAATGAAAATATAAGTAATGGTACAACTAGCATATTAATAGCTGTAGCCATGAGAATTAATGAGAATGCCGCTGAGATAATCGAGCCAGCTGAGTTTACGAGTTTACTTGCTAATGCTATTGCTGCTACAAACGCTGACATTACAGCCATTAACTTAATAAGATTATAAATTCCGTTTGTAATTATTTCAGTCGGAATAACTGACAATATAAGCAATGGAATTACCATCATATTAATAGCAGCAGCCATCATCATTAACGAGAATGCTGCGCCCATTATTTCTTTTGGAGTTATAAGCTTCACGGCTTTACTAAGAGCAAATACAGCACCTATTGTAATTATAAGAATATAAATCATTGCTGTAAGGCCTTTAGCAATATGTTTTTCATCCATAAATCCAAGAATAGCAACTGCTGATGTTATAACAAGAATAGCACTTGCGATACCGAGAAGTATTGTTCCGGCATTACTTATAAGTCCGGTTGATAATGACGGTGATAATTTAGCCATAACAAGAGTTATTACTAAAAGTTCGGCCATAAGAGCAGACATAGCCTTAAGCGCATTAAATAACGCATCAGCATCAATCTGTGATAAGGCTATCAATGAACCGCAAAGCATAAGTACAGCGATTGCTATTTTGAGTATTACATTGGCTTGAATATCAAGCACATATGCCTGAAGAACATCCTTAACTCCGCCTAGAATACCGTTTATTCCATTAAGTGTCTTATTAATATTACCAAGGGATTTTTGAGCATCATCGAAGAACTTCTTTATAGACCTAAACATCATAAACATCTCAGCGCCTATAATTGCTTCGAAGAGGTCCGTTAATGACAGATTATCTCCAGCTTCAAATATAAGGTCTTTAATGTTAAGAAGTACATCTTTCGACCAGAATATAACTTTCTTTACAATTTCGAAATAAATTTTAGCTATTTTTTTAACAAAATTAATAACCGGCTCAAGTTTTTCAAGAGCTGGACCTATTGCGTTCTTAACTTTATCTCCGAATGTCTGAACTCCACTTGTATCTTCATTTTCAATACTGTTCACATCATCGCTTGATCCTTTTACAAAACTCTTTATATATCCTCTTAGATCAGTGAATACTTTTTGAATTCTTGGACTAACCTGTGAACTGAATATGTCTGCCATATGATCGGCTATAGGCTCCATTACATTCCATAATCTCCTAAGCAGATCAATTATAGTATTTACAGCGGCTTCAATTGTATCCGTATCAGAAATAAAATGGTCTAATTCAACCAAAAGTCCACCTAATTTAGAAGTTAAATCTAATATGGGGTGGGATCCAGAAGAAAGATTCATCAGAGTCTTAATAAGAGTTCCGATGACCTTTATACCAATTTTAGCCAACGACACGAATATATGAAGTACGGAGAATAAACCTTTAAAAGTCATTTTGATTTTTTCAGCGGTCTCATCGCTTACTATTAATTTCTTGCTAAATTCAGCAAATGCTTTGGCCATAGCAGTAATTCGTCGACCATCATCCGGAGGAAATACCTCTTTCCAAGCATCTGTTATAGCTTTAATTATCTTATAAAGCCCTTTAGCAACATTTGTAAGACCTTCTATAGCCGCTTCTCTACCGCCATTATCGTGGAAGAACGACCACTTAGCATCACGAGCCTGAGTCATAGGAGTTATAAAATGATCCTGAATGGCATCGTGTACATTAGTCCAAAGATCCGTAGCTTCGTCGAACCCGCCAATAATGTTTTGCCACATCATTGTGTAAGATGAACCTATTTCTTCTTTGGTTGTACTGATTAACTGACTGAAAGTTCTTACTTTAGTCGCTGACTCATAAGCAATTCTACTAAGATCTTCAATCGCATCAATTTGCTCTTCTGTATAACCAATTTCTTTCCAAGTAGCTCTTTCTGCTTCACGTTCGGCTTCTGTCATGTCTTCTGTAAAAGCAGTAAGTTTGGCAAGAGATTCGATCATGATATCGTTAGTCAACCATCCAGACGAAAGGGTTTCATTAAAACTTCCGCTTTTTTCTATCATCTCGTCAATGGCTATTCCGTGAACTCTCGCTGTTTCCATTATAGCTTCTTTGAACTGAGCAGACGCCATATTAGCATTTTCAATTGATCTCCAGTCTATTAACTGCATTGTTCCTTTCTGCATTGCCTGCGAGAAATTATACATTGCAGACTGAAGATTAGTGTTGGACGCTCCTGATAAAGCAGCTAAGTTTGAAATAGCTTCGACGGTCTGAGTTGAAGTTTCTAGATCAATACCGGCGGTTGTGAATCTACCCACCGCTTGGGTCATCTGGCTAAAACTATAAATCGTCTTATCTGCATACACGTTAAGCTCATCGAGAGCAGCATCTATATCAGCAAGAGTAGTTTTAGCATTTTCTCCAGATTCAGATATTTCGTCATCAATTCCTGCTACTATATTATTAACTTTATTTTGAATTTTTTCATAGTCGTAACCCAGAGCTTCGATCATTTCTTTTCTCTGAGTACCTACGCTATAATATCCTTGAACTACTTTATTTGCTATTTCTAATTCTTCTTCACTATATTCAATAGCTTCTTTTGTAGCTTTATTAAGATTACTAAGAGCTCCTGTGTTTGCAGCAATAGTCTGAATAGAACCTATTTTAAGCTCGTATTCTTTAAAACCTTCCATCGAATAACCAATTCCGGTTATCATATTGCTTGCTTCTTTTAAAGCATATAAGAGTTTATTAGTAATACTGTTGGCGATTGTTCTTATAGCCTGATCTCCAATTGTTCCAAGGAAGGAAAATTTACTTGTTACAGAGTCAATAGCTGCTCCAAGTTTACTTGTGCTTATTCCATCAAATCCTTTAGAAATCTGATCGAATCCTTTATTGACGCCATCAAATTGCAGTTTTTTCTTTAATTCATCAATAGAATTTATTGTAGTGGAGACGTTCTTTTCAAACTGTTTGTTATCAAATTCCATCTCGACTATACGATGATCAACAGAACTCATTTAATAACCTCCTTCCAAATTGAATCTGCCATTTCTTCGAATATTGGTCGAAGCGCAGGATTAATATAATCTATACCCTGCACATAGCCTCCATTTCTTGTGGCATGACCATATTGTATAAGAACTGCTACAGGCATTCCTGCTTCTGCTAAGTTACTATTTTTCCAAATTATTTGTATTCTGCTACCATTCTGTCTTATCTCGTAAGACCAAGATTCGGCAGTTTTACCGGTATCGCGAGGTGTTGCATCGCGTAGAGCTTCAACTCCTTGTTTACCATATCTATGCAACATACCATAATAAAACGGATGTTTCATACGATTTAGGAAGGCTTCTGTTTTTGAGAAGTCTCCATGCTGTTTTACTCTGATCATTGATACAACACCTCCTTTTGATGTCTTATTTTGTAATGTATTTTGAATCTACGTGGCCGACTACATTTCCAGCCTGAACATACATCCATCTTGTTCCGTTCTTATCGGTATAATAACCATAGTTATTTACCTTAGATCCTTTCTTAAGGACCTTAATTACGTTTTCATATGTAAGAACGCCAGGAATATAACGAAGATTGAGATCTGTTATAACTGTATAAGTACCAGAAATACTAATATCACGACTTGTAGCGGGAGTAACCTTTTTAAAAGTCCCATTGGTTTTCTTATTTACAAGATTCTGAACGATAGCATAGTCATATCCTTCTGCTGTAAGCTTCTTTCTACGCTCTTCTCCGACTCCATATTCGCCTCTGATAACAGCGTTAGCAATTTCATCATTAGATTTCTTTGGTGTCGGCTCAGTTTTAGTACCCATCTTTTTGTTTACAATAGCCTGAATCGTTGCGTAATCATAGCCTGCTTCTTTGAGTCTCTTCTTGCGATCCTCTCCTACGCCATAAAGCCCCTTGATTACATCGTTGGCGATTTCTTCGTTAGTCTTCTTTATTGGTGAAGGGAGAATAGAATCTGTAATATAACATTCGTTGGCGTCTACGTTACCGGAGATACCATCAACAGTAATTACTCCGTACTGCCAAATATCACAGTCCATACCCTTTGATCCTCTCCAGTCAGCAAGCCATTTGATGTATTTGTCGACTGTTGATTTCTCAAACCAATTCTGATAAAAGTCGGGGTTAAAGTAAATGCCGGCTTTATACCCAGCGGACTCGACCATCATGCAAAATGTCTTTACAATATCATCGATCTTCTTCTTAATGTCAGCTATTTTGAAATTTGGAAACTGACTCTTAAGAATGTCTAAGCTCTCATATTCAAAGTCAAAGAACATAAGGGTCTTCTTATTAAATCCCGCTTTTTCACAATTTGATATAATGATAGCTGCTTCCTTACGAGCCATATCAATATTGTATGCGTGCGAAAAATGATAGATTCCTATTACTGGAATTCCGGCTTTAGGAAATCCATCAGCATATTCAAAGAACTTTTCGTCTGTAGAATTGCCTATAGAAGATCTAAGAATTACTCCTTCGACTTTTCCAGACTTAGCTACTTTGTCATAATCAATGAGTCCCTGCCATTTAGAGACATCAATAACTTTCTGCATAAATATAACTCCTCCTTTAACCATGTGAATTAAATTTACGTTTACGCTCTTCATTGAGTTTGGAACGAGCATCGAGATCGGCTTTATTAAGGGTCGAAGATTGACCTTTTTTACCCTTCTTTTTAGACTTCTCTTCTGCTTCTTCATGTTTAATGTTAATAAGCTTAATGAGAGTCATGAGCTGATTTATATGCCAATATTGGTATTCTTGTGGAATGTTAAGTTCAGTCATCCACCAGTATACTATTTCATTTGAAATAAAGTTAGAAGATGGACGTTCCTTTTTCTTTGACTTTTTTTCTCTGAAAGTAGTCGCAGTCATTGGGTCGTCCATGTATTCGTTTATGTCTTTAATATTCTGTTGAGTTAACTTATTGTAAGTATCATCTGGAATATTTGGGGTCAATGTCATACATTTAACATAATCGAGCATTTGTTCTGGTGTTTTCTTATCATTTCCTATAAAATGTATATGCCATTTTGATTCCCATTTCTTGATGGCAAATAAAGAATGCTCGATCTCAAAAGACATAGACTCGGTATAATAGAATCTATTGGTCTTTGAGTCGAACATCTCTTTGCCTGGTATTACTACCTTGAACATTACTTATCTTCGGTTTTCTCAGGTTCAGCAGTAGCAGCAAGTCCATTAATAAAGTCTGCCGCATTCTGTTCATTCTGCATAAGCTCAGAGAAGAGAGCGGAATAAGCTTCAGAATTCATGAATTTCTTAGTTTCTTCCTCATCCTTCATGAAAATCATGCCATATTCTGGATCTCTAACCTTCTTACCAAATGACTTCTCAACCATTTTACGAAGAAATATAACAGCACCATAATTGTCATCTGTATCAAGGCACTGTTCCATATAGGCTTTAAGACCGCCCTTCTTGTAAACAGTGAGCTCTCCGATGTCTGCCTCGTTGAGGTGGAAGTAAGCCTTAATTTCATGCTCCTTACCCTCGATGTCTTTGAATTTTAAAGTTTTGCTAATCATAGTTTTTAAATCCTTTCCTAGAAAATTTTATCTTAAACGGATGATTGACCCATTTTAAGAATCGAATGAAAATATAATTTTATGTTGTTAGGAATACAGCCAAAGCGTATTCAACACCCTTTAAAAAATAAGTAGAAGAGCCAGTTGTTGAAATGGTTACAGTATTTGAACTTATAGTGCAATTAAAACTAGTAATTATCGTACTAGTTCCATACTTAACCCACATTCTGGATTTTGTTGTATGCGTGGGCGTGAAACTTGTATCATATGTAAATGTAATTTCAGTTTGACTATTCGAATCAATTTTTAAAGTACCTATAATATATGAATACTCATTTCCGTTAAATATATACATATCATTTTGTTGCATTGGCATAGTGGTAGTTAATGCAGATATGGCAATACTGCCACCCACATTTACTGTAACACTATTATAATTTGTTGTATCATATGTATTATTTGCCGTTATCGTTGACGGATAAGCAGTCTGAGCAACGAGCGCACCGTTGCTGACAACTTTACCCTCATCCTGTGCAGTATAACTGTTTGGAACATTAACAACAACCTCGTTATTAGTAGTTGTATCTATTGTACCGTTGGTAGTTGCAGTCGTTGAAGTCTGAGCAACCAGCTCACCACTACTTACGACCTTGCCTTCGTCAGATGAGGCGTACTGATTGGTTATGCTTGCAATATCTTCCGCAAACTTATTAAATCCGTGTTTACCAGCAGAAGTAACACCCTTTGCAACAAGGGCGTCCTGAATGTCGGACTTGTTATCAGCTAACTCTGTAATTGTATCAGTTATTGTATTAGGCATTGTAACACCTCCTTAATACTCAACATAAGTATAAGTTGAGCTTGACGGATAATTGTTTGCTGATGTGTAAGCGGATAGACTGCCTGTTGGTACATAGATAATGCAGTCTGTTGGGATGCTGTTGAACGCATTTCCATTGGCTATTGCGGGCGTTGAGCTTTTAAATTTAATAAAGCCTAAACCGGTGCAACTATGAAATGCACTGTTAGCAATAGAAGTAATGCTA